ACTCGACGGTTGATCACATCATCCAGACCACGCAGCGGGAGCCTATCCCGGCTGACCGGCTGACCTGGTACTCCTACGGGCAGGAGGGCGCGAACTGGGCGGGCATCAGCGTGATGCGGCCTGCGTTCGGGGCGTGGCTGCTCAAGCATGAGACCTGGCGCGTCCACGCCACGTCGATCCGGCGCTTCGGCATGGGGGTGCCCACGGTCACTGCACCGCCTGGGTCTACCAACCAGCAAGTCCTTGATGCGCAGGCGATGGCGTCCTCGATGCGCGCCGGGGACCAGACCGGGGCGGGCCTGCCCAGCGGGTTCACGTTCACCCTCACCGGGCTGACCGGCAGCGTGCCGGACGCGCAGGCGTTCATCCAGTACCTTGACCAGCAGATGTCCGTCATGGCGCTGGCCGGGGTCTTGGACCTGGGGCAGACCGAAACCGGGTCCCGGGCGCTCGGGGAGTCGTTCCTCGACCTGTTCCTCCTCTCGCTCCAGGGCATCGCAGACGACCTTGCCACCACCGCCACCAGCGGGCAGGAGGGCAGTAAGGGCATCGTCACCGACCTGGTTGACCAGAACTGGGGACCCGATGAGCCGTGCCCGTCGCTGGTCTGCACCGACGTGGGCGAGTCCTACCAGATCACCGCCGAGGCGCTGGGCGAGCTGGCCCGGTACGGTGCGCTGACCCCGGATGAGGGCCTGGATGACTGGATCAGGCGGACGTGGCGGCTGCCGAAGCGGACCACGATCTGGCAGCCGTCCCACCTCGGGCTGCCCGCGCCGGGCCAGCCGGGTGGCGCGTTCCTGCCGCCCGGGGCGATCCCGGCGCCGTTCGTGCCGCAGGCAGATGACGACCTGTCCGACCTGGAGCCGGCGTGGGACCCGTCCGATGCCGCGCCGGCGCCGCCTCCGGGGTCTGCGCCCGGCCCGGAGGGCGTCCACCCGTCCGGGCCTCCTGCAGCTCCGGGCAGCGTGCCTGCGCCGCCCGGCCCGGCCGCGCGTGGCCGCAGGCGGCCTGCGGCTGCGGCGCCGCCGCTGCGCCGCAACCCGAGCCGGGTAGAGATCGCCGCCGGCACCGACCCGGTAACCCGGCAGCGGGACTGGCAGGCCCACGTCGATGGGCTGCTCGGCTCGTACCGGGCGGTCGTCGCCGCGCAGCGCAAGGACATCGTGGATCAGGTGATCGCCGCAGTCGGGCACGGCCGGACCGCCGCGCTCGCGTCGCTGTCCACCTCCTCCGACGTCGGCGCGGCCCTGATCGCCGCCGCCATGACCGCTGCCGCTGACCAGGCCGCCTCGCGGATGATCAGCGAGGCCGGGTCGCAGGGCGTCACCATCTCCTGGGACAAGGTGAGGATCGACACGGCCAAGCTCGGGAAGATCGCGGAGGCCCGTGCCGCGCTCGCCGCGTCCTACCTGTGCCAGCAGGCAGGCGGGAAGGCGCTGCAGGTCGCGGCGTCGCTGATGGATGATGCGATGGCCAGCGGCGACCAGATCGACTCGTTCCTCGCGGGCCTGTCGGACACGCCGCTGGCCGACCAGCTCGGCGCGGCGATGACCGCCGCGCAGAACACGGGCCGCGTCGCGGTGCTGGACGCTGCCCCGGAGTCGGAGGGCCAGGCAGTCTACTACGCCTCGGAGATCCTGGACCGCAACACCTGTGACCCGTGCCAGGCCATCGACGGGGCGACGCTCGGCTCCCTGGAGGATGCCGAGGCAGCCTACCCGTCCGGGGGTTACATCGACTGCGAGGGCGGGATGCGCTGCCGGGGGACCGTCGTCGCGCTCTGGGGCGAGGGCGGCGGTTCCCTTCCCCCGGGGATCTTCCCCGGCGAGGGCGAGGGCGACAGTGGCGGCTGACCCTGACGTGGTGACCGTGCCGGCGCTGGTGACCCTGCCCGGGGTGGACATCCTGGCGGCCGGGACGTGGAAGCTGTCCACGGGGGAAACGACGTTCACCACCGATGACCTGGCGGCGGCGGTGGACGCGGCGTCGTGCCCGGCCGTGGGAGACCCGATCATCAAGATCGGTCACACCGACAAGCGGTTCGCGCCGGGTGACGGCGAGCCCGCCATCGGCCATGTCGTGAACATGTCGCTGGCCGCCGAGGGAAACAAGATCACGGGTGACCTGGCCGGGATGCCGGGATGGCTCGGGGACATTCTCCCGAGCGCCTACCCGCAAAGATCCATCGAAGGTGCGTATGATCTGGTCTGTCAGATCGGGCATACACATCCGTTCGTGATCACCGCCCTGGCCCTCCTCGGGGTGACGCCTCCGGGGGTCGGGGTCCTTAACGGTCTGGACGATGTGGCCGCGCTTTACGGCGTCACCGCGACCGGGCAGAAGTCCTCGCGGGCGTGGCACTTGAGAAGCGGAGACCCGATGGCTGGCATGATCATGGCCGCTGGCATCACCACCGAGGACGTGCGCCGCGCCTACTACGAGCAGCCGTCCACCAGCTTCGCGATGTGGATCACCGAGATGCAGCTTGACCCGCCGATGCTGATCGTGGCCGATGAGGCGACGAACAACATTTACCGGGTGCCGGTGACGATCAAGGGCGGGGACATCACGTTCGGGGACCCGGTGCAGGTCGTCGTGGAGTACCAGGACGTGCCGGCCAAGACCGCTGCCGCGCGCAAGGTGGTCACGTTCGCCAGTGCCGCGGACTCGCGGGCGGGTGTCGCCGCCGCGTGGGACGGCGGGATGGCGCAGAAGAACATGGGCACCGACCCGTCCCAGTCCGCGATCAACAAGATGTACGCCCTGCCCGCCGACACCAAGTCGGATTCCAAGCTCCCCCACCACGACTGCGGGTCGGATGGCACGGTGGGCGGCCCGAACGCGGACGGGTGCAGCGCGGCCATCGGCGCGATCAACGGCGGCCGGGGCGGTCTCAAGGGCGTGTCCGCCGCCGACTGCAAGAAGGCGTACAACCACCTGGCCGCCCACCTGCGGTCGCTGGGCAAGGAACCCCCGGACTATAACGGGCCGTCAGCGGCGGCCTCGCTGGGCTGGCTGCGCGAGGTGCGCGAGCTGATCGCCGCCGCATCCACGGGCGATGACGACGTGCAGACCATGATCGCGTCGCTGGATGCCACGCTTGACCAGGCTGCCGGGCTGACCTCGGCGGCTGACCGTTCCGGGCTGCCGTCTGACGTGGCGCAAGCCCTGGACCTGCTCACCGCGGCCGAGCAGATCAGCGAGGAGATCATGGATGCGCTGGGCATCGATGACCCCGACCAGGACGATGACGGCGGGTCGCAGCAGGAGCCGGACGGCGGGCATGAGGAGGTCGGCGCGTCGAGGCGGATCAGCGCCCGGCATGGCGTCAACGCCGACCAGAACGTGACCCACTCCCATGCCCACTCGGCGTTCGGCACGCAGGGCGGTGACGCCACCCACACCCATGAGCACACCCACGAGGCCGGATCGGCCACGCATAACCACCACGCCCAGGCCAAGGGCTCCGGGCAGACGAGAGGAGCGGCCGAGATGGATTTCTCGGACGAGCAGATCAAGGCCCTGCGCGACCGCCTGGGGCTGGGCGACGAGGACGAGATCACCGCCGAGCAGATCATGGCCGCGCTGGCCGAGCAGGCCGAGGGGGGCACGGTCGCGGCGAAGCTCCCGGAGGGCGTGATCGCCATCGACAAGGATGTCTGGGAAGCCACGCAGCGGCGTATCCGGCAGGGTGAGGTGGCCCGCGAGCAGCAGCTACTCACCGCGCGGGACTCGGAGATCGCCGCCGCGATCCGGGCGGGCAAGTTCCCGCTGTCCCGCAAGGCGCACTGGGAGCGGCTGTGGCAGGCCGACCCGGAGGGTACGCGCACGGTCCTCGCGGGGCTGACGCCGGGCGCGGTGCCGGTGGAGGATATCGGCCTGCCGGGCGGCCCGCAAGACGAGTTGCTCGACCAGGAATACAGGTCGATCTTCCCGCCTGCCTTCGAGCGTCACGCCGCTGAGTAGCGATGGGCGACTATACGCCCGTCTTCATCGAGGGCGAGATCATCACCCTGACCGCTGGGGCTGCGGTCAAGGGCGGTGATCTCCTCGTGGTCACGGGCAACAACACGGTCAGCCCGATCACGCCGTCAGCGACCCCGTATTCCAACTTCGTCGGCTGTGCCGCATCCGACCAGGCGACCGGCGCCAGGGTGTCGCTGTACTGCCGGGGGCCGGTGCACGAGTCGCTGGCAGACGGGGCGATCACGGCAGGCGACCAGATCTGCACGGCCACTAACACTGGCAGGCAGGTCCGCACCCTGGTCCCTGCCTCGACGCCCGGCACCGAGCCCGCCGTGTACTCGGCGGGTGCCACGGTCGCGGACCTCACAGCCGCCCGGTCGGTCATCGGCGTGGCGCTCACCTCCGCAGCGGATAACCAGAAGTGCCGCTGGATGATGCTCGTCTGAGAGGAGCCGGACACCATGCCCGACTACCAGCCGGTGAACCCGACCAACACGCTGCCCAAGACCAGGACTGCCGGGGCGGCGATCACGGGCGGCCAGCTTCTCCTGCCGACAGCCGACAGCGTGGTGTCCCCGGTCACGGCCAACACCCAGCGGGCCACGTCAGTGGCCGCCCATGACGCGCCCTCGGGGGGCCGGGTGACGGTGTGGCCGCTGCCCGGCGTCATCCACGAGTCGGTGAACAACAATGCCGGGGCCGTCACGGCCGGCGCGCCGATCACGGCAGGGGCCTCGGCGGGGGTGGACACCGGCCTGCTGGGCACTGTCGCCGCCGCGGGAACCCTGGTCGGCATCTGCACAAAGGGCGCGGCGTCCGGCGCCAAGCTCCAATGGATCGGAGTCTGAGGAGGAAACCGTGCCTGACTACCAGCCCGTCAACGCGGCTGACATGCTGCCGTTTACCAAGACCGCCGGGGCGGCGATCACCGGGGGCACCCTGGTGACGATCACCGGGGACAACGCCGTGTCGCCGTCCACGGCCGGGGACCGCTCGGTGGGTGTCGCCGCCCATGATGCCGCCAGCGGCGGCCGGGTCACCGTATGGCCGCTGCCGGGGGTGATCCATGAGATCGCCCCGCAGGGGGCGGTGGCCCTGACGGCAGGCAACCCGGTGATCGCCGGCACGACCGGGCTGATCAACACCGGGGCGCTGGCCACCGTCGCCGCAGCGGGCACGCTGCTGGGGATCTGCACCAGGGGCGGAACCGGGGGCGGCACGCCGCCCAAGGCCCAGTTCATCGGCGCCTGACCGCAGGCTGCCGCAGCACAACAGGACCCGTCAAGGGAAAGCAAAGGAGTGAGACCAGATGCCAGGTTCGTACCCGGCGCCGCCACCCACCTTGTCGGGTGACCTCGAAACCATTAGCCGGTTCCTGCAATCACCGACGCAGATCCGGCGCCGGCTGCGGGACTACCACGACCTGCGGTTCGTGGCCGAC